ATGGGTCGGCTTGATGACGCGGCCGGCCGAGACATTAGGCGTCTTGCGGTTGGTCTGCGGGTAGTAGCGGACGGGGGCAGATGCCGTCGGGGACGACGGCGTTCCTGTGGACTTCGACTTCGCCGGTGCTGGTGCTGGCGCGGCGGGTGGCTGGGCCATGGGGAACATTCGGCGGAGGAAGTCGAGGAAGTTCATTTGTCTTTGAGCGCGGGCAGGGTTTGCTGGAATTGGCTCAGCGCGTGGAGGAGGTTGGCGTTTTCGCGTTCGCCTTCGGTGAGGCGCGGCTCGAAGCGCACGACGGTGCGTATGTGGAGCGTGCCAGCCTCGCCGATGCGGTCACCAAAAGGCGGCATGGGAACGGCCACGCAGGAGGTCAGGAAGGCGAGAGCCAAGAACAGCCAGCCGAGGATCATCAACACGGCGGCGGTTTGTTTGGGGGTCATTTTCCTTTGCGGAAAACATTGATCGCGCCGACCAGTCCGAGCCCGGCGGCCACGATGGCTTCCTGATGCTCGGGCTCGAGACGGAGGCCGATAGCGGTGCCAACCAAAATCAAACCGCGCCATGTGGAGTTTTCCGCAAGCCGGTCGAGGATGTAGAGGAGTGCTTTCATCTCCCCTGCGGGCATGTCAAAGCCTCATGGGCGCGAAGCGAGGATTTGCTCGATTCGCTTGGTCCGTTCGTCGATGCGGGCCAAAGTCTCGGCGCGGTCGGCGGCGGTGGCTTCGATTTTTTGCAGTCGCTGCTCCTGCTTTTCGTTTTCGATTTCAACGCGATTCACTTTTTCGGGAAGAATCCACCACGCTTGGGAGGCCGAGAAGACGGTTGCCACCAGGGCGAGCGCGGCGATGAACTCGCCGACGCTCATTTTTACCCCTGGTCTGTTTCGGACAACTTCAGTGCTCATTAGCTGTTCGCCTGAGCGATGAGGTTGCCGACGATGGCTGTCGTCGCGACATTCGCGAGGCGCTCGGTGTTGAGGGCCGAGACTTTGGCGAGTTCGGCGGTCAACTCCGTGCGGACTTGGCTGGCCACGGTGGCGGCGCTTGGGGCTGTCGCACCGCTGACCGGGGCGTCGAGGCGAGCGAGTTCGGTGGCGAGTTCCACGCGGACCTCGTCGGCGATGGCGGCAGCGCTTGGCACGGATGGCGCATTAGTGAGGGTCGTGACGGTCGCCAAGGTGCCGGATGGCGCGAGGCGGGAGCTGATGGCGGCATCGATCCGCCCGAGTTCAACAGAAAGCTCGGTGCGGACTTGGCTGGCGATTTCGGCCTCGGTCGGGACATCGGGCGAGTTGGTGAGGGTATCGACCACGCCGCCGGTGATCTCTTTGGTGCTGGCGCTCCACACGGCGCTTGCCACGGAGGCCGCGCTGGGAGCGGCAGCGGTGGGGATGCTGTCGAGTTTTCCGCCGGTGCGCTCGAGGTCGGCACGGACGGCTGCGACGAGGGAAACTTCGCTGAGGTTGGTGTTCCCGATTGCTCCTACGATGGCGTTGAGGACGGCTTGGCCGTCGCCTTCGTTGAGGAGCGAGCCTTCCACGGCGGCGCTGATCTGCGCGGTGGTTGGGATGTCGGATACCGCTGCGGGCGAGGCCGGGAGGTTGTCGGTTTTGCTCTTGATCGCGGAGATGTCCGAGTTGGCTGGCGCGGTGTAAGAGGCCGAGGCCAGTCGGCTCGAAACGGAGGCGTCGAGATTACTGAGCTCTGTCAGCTCTGTGCGAACGGCTGAAGCCACAGCGGCGGCTGTCGGGGCGCTGGTCGGGGCTGTGTAGGCTGCCGAGGCCAGACGGCTTGAGACGGAGGCGTCGAGATTGGAAAGCTCGGTCAGTTCGGTGCGCACGGCGGAGGCCACAGAGGCGGCACTAGGCACGCTAGGGAGGTCGCCGGTCGTGAGGGTCGATCTGGTGCTGGTGGCGACATCCAAGCGCGAAAGTTCGGTGGATAGCTCCGTTCTCACCTGTGCGGCGATCTGGCTTGGCGTCGGCACGGTCGGTGCGTTGGTGAGCGTGTCAACCACGCCGCCGGTGATGGATCGCGTTGCCGCTCCCCACACGGCAGTTGCTACGGCTTCGCCTGTGAGTAGGGCTGTGCCAACCGTGTGGTCTGTGGCGACTCCCACCGCAACCTGGCTCGGCAGTGGCACGGCCAGCGTGCCTGTCATGCCGCTGTAGGTCACACCGCTTCGAACATGGTTGGTCGCTGGTCCGAGGCCGGTATTGTCGGCGGTGAACATGTCCACATAGGTTCCCGTTCCGTTAAGCGCGTATCGGGTTTTCGCGGCAGTTGGGGTGGTTAACAAAATAAATTTTGTCGTGTTGACCGGAACGAGTCCATTTGACGCATAGATAAAGGAGCCGGACACACGCACAATCGAACTGGCATTTGTTGAGCTAACAGCGTGAGTGTTTGGGGTGGCTGTAAGTTCGCCTGTTAAAGTGATCGTCGCGGTGCTATTATTTAAAAGTCCGGGACTAACTGTGCCGCCACTCACATTTCCGGTGATTGTTACAGGTCCTGTGCTAACATTAGTCACTCCTGGTGAGCCTGTATTACTCCCACCAATCACATTTCCGGTAATTGTTACAGAGCCTATGCCATTATTATTGACGCAGAGCGAGTTAGTCCATGTCGCTCCTGTGCAGTTGCCCGTTATGAATATCGCACCAGAGCTGGCATTATTTACCCCATTTGCATTACTACCAACCCCGCCAGGTGATACATTTCCTGTCAGTGTAAGAGTGCCTGTTCCGGCATTATTTATGCCACTGGCTGAGTTTATTGTCGCATAAACTACATTTCCAACAACATAAGCGATTGCGGGGGACGCCTCTAAAAAGCGCAATACATAAGTGGCCGGAGTGGAACTGCCTGATGTGATATTGGCAGTAAGAGTGACGCCGTTTGAAATTACAAAATTTCCTGTTCCTAAATTACTGATTAAATCACAAGTTGCATTGGCAGTGATATTTATGGTGTGTCCCGTGGAAGCGCGGGCTTCGTCACCGACACCGGGGACAACGCCGCCGACCCATGTCGCGGGTGCGTTAAAATTGCCGCTCGCGGCAGATACGATGAGGGCCATGGCTTAGAGTCCTTTTTCGGAAATGTAGGTTTGGAGGGCGGTTTGGATCGCGGCGATAGCTTGCTGGGTAGCGGCATCGGAGCCTGCGAGCGTGCCGAGCGAGATGCCTTTAGCCTCGGCGTCAGCGGTCTCCACGACGCCATCCTCGATACGGGTCGGGATGAGGCGCATGGCGACATTGGCGTCCGTGCTGCCATCGGCGTTGTATTTGCCGGTGATGGCGAGGTTCAGCGAGTAGCGGTCGTAGGATTTGCCGTCGATTTGGAGTGGAGTGGATGCTGTCATGGTGTTTGGATTTTTGGTTAAGAAAATTGGAGGTTTGTTTTGTTTGACCACGCGCCGGTGGCGCTGGATTCGGTGCTGGTGGTGCCTGCGGCGTTGAAGATGGTGCGGGAGATTTCCCAGTTGGCGCTGTCGTAGACGCTGCCGTGGTTGGGAAAGTCGGCGTAGAGGAGGAAGCCGAGGTAGGTGGTGGTGCCGTCGGCGGAGAGATCGAATGCCCAGACGCGGTCGGGGGCGTCTTTGGTGCCGGCCAGCTTGTAGACTTCGCCGGTGGAGGGGTTGCGGCTGTAGAGGCGGCGGTCGGCGTGGTTGACGCAAATCTCGCCGAGGGCGAGGTCGGTCGTGTTCGGGATGCGCCCGGTGACCGTGCTGCGTTTTGGGATGATTTGTGGGTTTGCCATGTGGCGGTTTTTGTTTTGCGGGGTTTTGACCCCCCGCGTGGCGAGGCGCTATTTGAGCGCCCCGCCGGGGTTGGTGGGTTTAGGGACTAGTAAACGCCGCCATCTATCGTGCTCTCCAAGGCGGAGATACGAAGTTCGTGGTCGGCGACATCGGCCTCGACTGCGTCCAGGCGGGAGTCGGCGCTGGCTCCTTCGAGAGCCGTGATGCGGTTGGAGAGCGAGGTGTCGGCTGTCGCACGAGTCGAGCTTTCCGAATCGAGATTGGTCTGGACTCCGGCGATGTCGGACTCGAGGCCGGACACATCCGAAGCGCGGGCTGCGGCTTCGGCGGAGACAGCGGCGATGCGCGCGGTCTCTTCCGAAACGATGTCGGCTTCGGCTGCGGTGACGCGGGTGGTCAGCGCGGAGAGGTCGCTCGAGACGCCATTGATCGAGGTCTGGAGGCCGGAGTCGCCAGCGATGCGTGCGGTCTCTTCGTCGTCGATCGCGGTGTTGATCGAGGAGATTGCGGATGCCAGGGCGTTGTCGTTGGTCAGATCGACCGAATTGATCAGGGTGACGATTTCCGCGAAGCTGTCCTTATCAGCCTGTGAGGCAGAAAGGATTGCGTCGATGCGGCCTTTTTCCGTGGTGATCTTGCCGTCCAAAGCGGTGTCGGCTGCTTCCAAATTGGAAACGGCGGAGCTGATCGCGGACTGGCGGGCGGAGGTCTCAGCGGCGATGTCGTCGGCGAGGTCGCTCTCGGCACCTTGAGCGCGGGAGATTTCGGCGTTGAGGTTGTTGGTGAGAGTTGTGTCGGCTGCTTCGCGGGCGGATTGCTCGCTCGAAACGGCGCTGTCAACATAGGTCTTTTTGGCGAAGATGTGCTCGCCGCCGATTGGCAACACGCCTTCGGCTGTGCCGATGAAGAGTGACTTGTTCAGCGTGTCGAATGCGACTTCACCAGTCTGCAAGGAGACGGGAGCGCCGGAACCGCGTTTGATTTTGATGATTGGATTGGCCATGGCTAATTAGGTGGTGGTGGTGGTTTTGGTTGGGCTGTTCGTGGGTGGGTGATTGTCAAAAATTGCCCGCGTCGATCACGGGGATCATGAGTGCGTAGGCGCTCGCGGTGGTGCTCCAGCGGTAGGGCATGCCTTCGTCGAGGGCCATGTAGAGGCGGTCGGGTTTCCCGATGCTCGGAAAGCTCGAGCGGCTCGGGTATTCGACGACGCTCGGCGGGAGGGTGAGTTCGAACGAAGAGAGATCGAGCGTCTGCGTGATGTTGGATTCGGTGATCGTCGTCATGGCGTGGCGGTGTAGGTGGCCGTGGTGCGGTTTGCCCAGGCGACGGCGGTGGCGGAGCCGGTGGAGACGACGCGACCGGCGAGGTCGAAGGTGGTGCGGTGGATCGTCCAGACGGGATCGGAGGCGCTGGAGGGGCCGGCGTAGTCGGTGTTGGCGATGCGGCCGTAGTAGTTCGTGAGGCCGTCGCTCGAGGTGTCCGATGCGTAGCGGTAGAGGGCGGGATCGACGGGGGGTTGGACGGTGCGAAGGCCGAGGGCGGTGAGGGCGATTTGCTGCCCGGCGGCGGGGATGCCGTCGAAAATGATCAGGCCGTTTGGAAAATCGATGAGGTAGTCCGTGACGGGGGTCTGCGTGACGCCGTTGAGCTGCACGAGGACATGAGCGGGGTCGCTGGAGGCGAGGCCGCCGACGCTGTAGGTGTCTGTCGCGCCGGTGGCCGTGTGGACGGTCGTGGTGATCGAGAGGCCCGGGGCCGATGCGATGATGTAGCTGGAAAGGCCGGTGATCTCGGTGGCGGCGTGGGTGTGGACCGTGTCGGCTTTTGAGAGATCGACCCAGAGCTTGAAGGCTGGCGAGGCGGAGGGATCAAACGCGGCCCAATAGAAGGTTCCGGGCGGATACCCGGGGTTCGGCTCGCCGGTGCGGATGTAGAGAGCGCCGTTGTAGCTGACGACTTGGCCGGGGTAGTAGTCGGCCCCGTTGTCGTAGGTGCCGCGATAGTCGGCGGGCTCGGGCTGGAGCGCGGTGTCGGCTTTGGCGCCTTGGGCGGCGGTGGCTTTGCCATCGAGCGCGGTCTGAAGGCCGGTGACTTCGGAGATGGTGTGGTTGTGCGCGGAGGGGGCGAAGGTTGCGGGCTTGCCGGTGAGGGATGACCAATCGACGGGAGGCGAGACGGCGACGACGGCGCTGGCAAAGTCGGTGATGTCGGCGGCCGTGTGGGTGTGGGTGTCGAGCTGGGTCTGGAGGCTGTTAATGCTGGAGGCTGCTTCCGCGATGCTGTCTAGCGCGGACGGGTCCAGATTGGCGGTGAGATGGTCGATCCGTGCATCCAGCGCGGTATCGGCGGCTTCGAGGTCTGCGAGGTTTTGGTCGAGGCCGGTGACTTCGCTCGTGGGGTGCGCGTGGCTTGAGGGCGGGAAGACTGAGGGTTTGCCGGTGATCGAGTCCCAATCCGTAGCGAGCGGCGTGATGACTCCGGCGGCGTCGATGGTGGCGAAGTCGCCATTTGGCAGGAGGTAGAGGCGGCGGCCGTGGTCAGGCTTTTGAGGTGCCTGCGGGTCGATGCCGAAATTGATGAAGCGGACGAGTTGCTGGCTCATGGCGTGGGTGCTGGCATGAATCCGATTCCGGCGGAGGTATTGAAGGAGGCGATGGCCTGCGCGGTTCGGAGCGGGGTCATCCACTTTGCGTTGTCCGTTCCGGCTTCAGCTTCGGCTTGCGTGGCCTTGCCATCTGGAACCGCTTGGGGGGTGCCCTCAAGGCCGGTGATGACGGCGTTTTGGAGTTCCACCGCGAGGGTGGCGGTGCGGTGGGCGGTGCCTGGCGCGCCCCAGCGGATCTCGAGGAGGGCGGAGATGCTGGCGGGGTTGGAAGAGAACGCGGCCTCGACCGGGATGGTATTTAAATCCAGGGTTGTTTGACCGGGGGCCGCGTAAGATAAAAAGTTGGCGTCGGAGAATTTGGCTTTGAGGCCAACGGCGGCGGTCGTGCCGGCGGGGGGCGTGGCGACTGCGCCGTTCTCCACATAGACGACCTCGATGGGGAGCGTGTCGCGGCGTTTGAGGACGAGGCGGTCGAGCGCGACATTCGACGCGGCGGACTTAACGAAGCGCCGGTTTTTGAGGTCTAGGAAAAGTTTCATGCCGCTGCCGAGCGGCGGGTGTCAAATCACTCGGGCTTCCGAGTGGCTTCGGGAGCGGCTGAGACGGCTTTCCACTTGCCGATCGGGCAGGATTCGGTGGCCATGCGCAACTTGGCCCATGTGCTACATCCGCATTTGCGGCAGCGGCCGGTGTTGTTCAGCGCAGCGGCGTCCCACTCCGGGCACGCGCGGCAAATAGATTCTCGCTCGGCGAGGATTTCGGGAAGCGACTGCTTGCATCCCGATACTGCAAATTTTTGCATGCTCATCAAAAAATTGTGAACCATCTCCATCTTTGAAATTTGGTCGGCAGGGATTTTGGCGAGTGCTTCTGGCGAGAGATTTAACATGATTCACCGAGTTTTTCTGTAACGGTGAAGGCTAAATAACCATCACCTACATAATTATATCCACGATAAGTGCCTATCGGCGAATCTATGCCGTCACTTTTGCAATAATAATTTGTTGCCACATTCCCCAAGCAAGATCCGCCAGAGCTTCCTGCTATAAGTAATGCCCATTTTGCGCCACCGCATATGAATTGAACGAAAAAGTCATTTGAAATTCCTGGCGGCGCAGAATTATCGCAACCTGCTATATTTAAAAAACTTGTGGAGCATCCATTTTCATCCCCGCCCCATCCATTATTTGGATAACCCTCCAGACAAACAGGAGGAAAATTGCATGGGCCAGACTCGCAACAAGTGCAGCTCGCCTTGCCGTCTTTCAACACAACCTTACCATCCTGTAGCTTGATAGCCATTGCGGGTCAGCACGCCTCCGTGGCGATCCATTTCAATGCGCCATCCACCGCACCAAGGACAAATGTGCCGGAGGCGGGCGCGGCGGGGATTTTGAGCTTGCGGGCGGGGTGTCCGCCTTGGCCGGTGGTCTGCTCGATGAGGGAGGGGTCGGCATCCAGCGTGGCGAAAGTGAAATTTTTCATGAGATCCGCCGCCGAAAGCTGAATCGGGTAGCCGCCGGAGACTCTTGGTGGCGATTTGAGCTTCGCCTCGAAATCGACGGGAAGTTCAATCATAGGAAAATATCCACTCGGTCCAATACCCGTAGTTCGTGGATGAGAAGTTTAGGATCAGGGAGTTGTCGTCAAAGAGTGCGGCATCTGGATAAGCGGAAAAGGGAAAGCCTGGCGTGAGAAGTCGCGTGGACTTTTGCGGCACCGTCGGGAATGTAAAAATGATGCTTTTATAAGTTGCTCCGCCGGCAGACCCTCCTCCGTTTTGGAAAAAACCGGTCGATTGCTCGTTTTCGGTAAAAGCGGAAATGGGGTCAAAATAACTTTCAGGGATTTGGCCAAAAACAAAATTGGGGAAAGTTTGGCTCACCACTCTTACAAGCACGCTGCCTCGGACCATGGCGCCCCACGAGAGTTGGCACTGCTTTACTTTTCGCTCAATGGTCGCGGTCGATTTCACTCGGCCATAGGCGCTGACGATGTATTCGGTGAATCCGTCCTCGCGGCGGCGTTCCTGAACTTCAGGAAAAATCTTCAGGCCGTCGATGCAGGGGGAGCTGTCGCCGTCGGGCATGTTGTTGCCTACGGCGAGGGTCGCGCGGTGGGCGGCGGCTTGGCTGGTAAGGCCGAGGTAAATCTGGTCCACGCGCACGAGGCCGCTGGGGAAGGTATTCACCGCCCGGCCGGGCTGGGCGATGAGTGCGGCGGGGTTGGCGATGAAGATGGAGTAGCTCATTAGGCGGTGAGGGCGGCGACGGGGAGGCGTGGTTCGATTTTTTGAACGAGCTCGAGGATTTTCTCCACGAGGCCGTCGAGGCCCTTCTTGCCGCCGGAGTCGCCTCGGGCCGGCGGCTTCTGGCCGTCTTGGCCGGGCTTATCGACGCCTGCCTTTTTGGCGGCGAGTTCGTCTTTGAGGGAGCCTTTGGCTTTCATTTCCTCGAGGCGGGAGGAGGGTTTGGCTTTGGAAAAGTCGTTGTAGACGCCATCCTCGCGGGCGGCGCGGATGCGCTCGCGGAAGCCGCTGGAGCTTTCGCCAAGGCCGCGACTCAGGCCGTAGTCCTTCCCGATATCGGCCATGTCGCGGCGGTCGCGGTTTTCGCCGACACCGGTGAGCGCGGCCTGCGCTTCGTTTTCTGCGATCTTGCTGGCGGTCTTGCGCGCGCCCGCAAAGTCTCCCTTGGCGATCTGGTCCTGGGCGCGCTTGGCGAGGCGGCCGCCTTTGTCGATGCCCTCTTTGCCCTCGGCGTCGGCGATGTCTTTGAGAAGTTTCTGGGAGGCGGCGAGTTCCTTGTTGATACCGGCCTGCTCTTGGCGGGCGCGGGCGATCTGGTCGGCGAAGGCCTCGGCCTCGGACTTGCCCATACCGGCGTCGATGGCTTGCTTCAGCGCGGCGTTGTAATCTTTTTGATAGTTGAGGGCTTTGACCTCTTCCTCGTTGCCGCTGATCTGGGCTTTGAGGATGGATAGGTCGAGTTCGAGGTTTTCGCGGAGACCGGCTTGGCGCTCGGCTTGTTTAGCGGCGGCTTCTTTTTCCTTTTCCGTGCGCTTTGTCTCGGTATCGAGCAGGAGTTTTTTTAGCTCCGAGGCGGTCTCGAGTTGTTCGTTTTGGCCGCCGATGCTTTGGGTTTGCTCCTCGACTTTTCCGGTGATGGAGTCGGCAAGGGAGAAATTGCTTTCAAGCAGTGGCTTGGTGCCTGCGATCTGGGAGTTGAGATCGGACCAGCCAGAAGAAATACCATCGACCGTCGGCTTGAAATCCGCTCCGAGGGAAAAAGATTCGGCCATGCTCTGGCCGGCGATGTCGGCTTTTTCGCCTGCTCCTTGAAATTCTCCGGCGGCTGCAGCGGCTGCGAGGCTGGTCTTTGTTAGCTCGGCGGCGGCTGTGGAGGCTCCTTCGCTGGTCTTATTTATTGCGGCATTGGCTTCGGTTTGAGTCTGCGAGACATCTTTACCTTTATTGGTGAGGGCGGTCAGCGCATATCCGAATGGCGTGAAATTATTAAACGCCTGCGCCATGTAGTAATTGAATCCATTTAAAGACTCCGCAACTGCGTCATAAACGGCCGATTGTCCTTTGGCCGGGGTCGCACTCAGGACTGAAAAGAGATCCTTGGAGTATTGAATCGCGCCTTTCATCGCCGGGATGAATCCTTCGTTGATTGAGCTGACCACTGTGCTGGTTGGGGTAATTAGCCCCTCGCCGAGCGCGGTTTTAAGATTGGTAAGCTCCGCGCTGAGGATTCGCGTCTGATTTGCTAGGCCTTCGCTCGTTCTATCAAAGTCTCCTTGTGCGTCGGTGCTTTGTGAGAGGATGGCATTATAGGCGGCGAGGCTTTTGGTCTGAGCGTCCAGCGCACCGGTGCCGTCATAGAGGCCGAGCTTCATCGCTTCGGCTTTGAGCGTGGCGTCGTCTAAAAGAACGCCGAACTTGCGGATTGGCTCAGACTCTCCGCGCAAGGCGGCCCCGATAGCGGTGATGGCTTCCTCGGGGGAGGTATTGTAAAAAGAGGCAAAGTCGGCAGAGAGCCCGACAAGATTTTTTGAAAAGCCTACGAGTTGCCCTCCAGACAGGCCGGCGGCCTTGCCGAAAATAGCAAATGTCGCGGCGGCATCCATCGCTTGCTGAGTCGTCTGTCCGAAACTTGTCGAAGTCGTCCGCGCCCAAGATTGAATCTCCTGGGCATTATTTCCAAAAATAACTCCGACCTTTGTCGTGGTCTCGCCTAGATCAGACGCCAGTTTGATGGCATCGCCCACAAATAAAAACGCTTCGCGGAATCCTTGGACTGCCGCATAAGCCGCCGTGAGGGATGCTGTCATTTTGCCAATCTGCCCGGCTACAGAACCGAAGCCCGTGGACGCCTGCTCGGCCTGCACGGAATCAATGGCGGCGTCGAGTTGTTTGAAATCTGCGGTGGCGGAGTCGGCAGCTTGGCCCATGCCTTTGATCCGCTTCTCCATCGACTCAACCTGGCCAATCCGGCGCATGGTTTTTTCCAGCTCCTCCATGGTCAGCTCGCCGCTTTTCACGGAGGTTTTCAGCCCCGCCATCTCGTCTTGAATTTTCGAGAGGGTCTTTTGCAGGCCGACATCCTGCGCGCCGAATTCTACTGTGACATCTGCCATGGCGTTACGCGGCCTCCTGGAGTTTGGTGACGCGCTTTTTCAAGATCATCTCCATTTGCTTTTTCATTTTCTCGGCGACCACGGATTGCGCCATGAGCTCCTCGCTGGGGCGAATGACCTTGTCGGCCCACGGAATGGAGTTGGTGAGTGAGACCGTGGGGCGGAAGAGGTTGCCGGTATTGTCCGAGACGCGGCCGAATCCTTGCTTGTGGCGGGTGACCCATTTGGGAATCCCTCGAGTGAGCGAGCCTGCGACAACTTTGCGAAGCTGGTTGGCGCATTCAGCCCAGCCGCTCTTGGCGAGACCGGCGAGCTTTTGGCGCTCGATGATATATTTATTGAGAGTGCTGGAATCGCTGGCGAGGTAAAATTTGCTTGGGCGTTTGTAAACGCGGCCGGTGTTTTTATTTCGGTTCTCTTTATGGATGCCTCCCATGGCATCACTGCCAACCACGGTGAAAGCCTCGGACCCCATGCCGATCTTGGCGAGTGTTTCGGCAAGGACGGACCAGCGGCTCGCGAAGTAGTTTTTTCTCAGCGACGCCTTGAGTTTCTCGCTGGTTGTCTTTTGAAGGAATTTCAAAAAATAAACCGGCGGCTTGATGATGTTGGAGATGTCCTTTCGGATTCGCTCATTTTGCTGCTTTTCGCTGTCGGTTCCGAATGCCTGCGTGCGGCGGGCCAACTCCACGCAAAGAAGCCGAGCATTTGCATGAACGGCCGCCGGAATCGTGACCTCACGAATCTGCGCGTAGTCCTTCATGATCTGCTCGAATTTCAGATTGGTGAGTTTGAATTTTGGCATCGCGGATCAGAGTTTTTGGAAAACGCTTTCTATCGCTTGTAGGGAGTCAAAAACCGCCGCTGGATCGTCGCGCAGATAAACGCGAGGAATGCCGCGAGAGAATGAATCGGCATCCAGGATTTGGAGACCGGCCGCGTAGGGGATCTCCCACATGATTTCTTGGAACCCCCAACCGGTGACGCTGGCGAGGCGGTAGACATAGGATGCAAGCCAGTTGGGGGAGGCTACTTTCCCCCGCTCGAGCCGGTGGGCGCGGAGGCGTGCTGCGCGCGGGTTTCGCTGGCGTTGACCTTGTCCCACGCGGCCGAGACCAGGCGGGAGAGTTCGTTTTGCTCCTCGAGGTCGGCGATGTTTTCGATCTGCCATTTGCGGACGGCGGAGTTGAATTTGATCGGGTCGGAATCCACGGCGAGGACATCGTCGAGCGGGGCGGTATGGACAAAGGCAAATGCGCCGACGAACCAGAATTCATCGCGCTTCTCCAGCATGTTCGAGCGGATGATGGAGATCGTGCCTGGCACGCAGGGGCGGAGCTTGAATTTTCCGGATGTGCGCGTGCCTTCGCGCATTCCTGCTTCTCGGAGGGCTTCGTCGTCGGTTTCGAGGTCTTGGTTTTCTTTCGTTTTTTTCATGTGTCGTTGGGTTGGGTTAAATGAATTTTGCAAAGCGGGCCTTGTCCTCGGCCGTGGCGTTTTCGCTGATGGAAATGATCTTTCCGTTTCGCTCGAAAACGATCTGGCGGGGGGTTTGCTTAACGACGCTGACGAGTTCGTCGCGGTTTTTGAGGACGGCCAGCATGTAGGCCACCGGAGAGTCGGGTTGGGCGGCGACGAATTCCTCGCCTTTGGCGAAGGAGCGCATGACATCATCGGCGCGCTGGCCGGTGGGTGAGTCGGCGAGGAAGTGGAAGACGGTGCTCTCGTCGCCGGATTCGCGGCGGATGCGGGTCGCTGGGCGGGCGGGATTCTCGAACTCAAAGCCAAGAGTCGCCAAAATGGCGGCGAGCTTGAGGTCGCGGGTGCTGAAGACGGCTTTCATTTGTCGTGGGATTTCTCGTGGGGTGCCCTGCCGGGGAGCCGCGTGGCGACTGCCCCGGCGGGCGGCGTTGGGGAATTAGGCAGTCATCGCTGTCGCGTAGCTGCGGGCGGTCAGGGAAACCGTCTCGAACTGCTCAGCGGCGAAGTTGGTCGTGAGACCGGTGACGAGCGTGGTGGCTCCGAGCGTGACGCTCGCGGGCATGGTGATCGAAAGGGTGTCGCCCACATCGGCGCTGAATGAGCCGGTGCGCATTCCTTCGATGCTGATTTCCTTGATGACCTCGGAGACTGCCACCGCGACCACGCCACCCTGGTCATCCTTCACCTCGGAAAGTGACGCGGTGTCGTTGACGGAGAAGCTGGTGACGATGAGGCCCGAGACATCGGGAGTGCCGTAAGTGGCCGAAGAAACGGCCGATGAGCGATAGAGTGTGGCTGCCATGTTATTGTGTGGTGGTGGTTGGGTTGCGGGTTACGGGAGAGGGAGCGGTGTCAAATCGCGGACTCGACGAGGCCGAGGGTGAGAGCGGCTGTGGTGATCCAGCGGCCGTCTTGCTGGGACTCGGACCAGGTGCGGAGGTCGGCACCGGCGAGGGTGAGCGGGGCGGCGAAGGAGGCGGCGAGTTGGTCGGCGGCGAGGAGGGAGGTTTTGAGCGAGGCGGCGAGGGCGGCGTGGGTCTCGAGCGCGGCCTCGACGACGCTCGGCGTGGCGAGGACGATGGAGGCGCTGACTTTGTAGAGTCCGCGCACGATGGCCTCAGTGCTCTCGACGCCGACGATGAGGACCGGTTGGTCGTTCGGGATCGGGTCGGAGCTTTGGCCGGTGTGGACGGGGATGCCGTCAAAGGCGGGCGTGGCGCGGAGCCAGGCGGCGAGGGAGGTTTCGACTTCTAAATTCATTGGCCACCTCCGGCGGGGCTGACGGTGCAGGTGAACTCGGCGGGGTTGTTGAGCGATTCGCCGACGGATTGGACGAGGTAGCTGCGGCCGTGGAAGTGGATGCTCTCGCCACGGCGTGGGGCGCTCTCGAGGTCGCTGGCTTGAAAGCGGACGGTGAACTCGCCGCCCTGGCGGAGGCCGCCGCTCTCGAGATCAAAGGAGACGGCGACGGGCGAGATGCAGGCGCGGAGATCCTGCGCGCGGAATTTTACCGGAATGCCGAGGAGCGAATTGCGCGCCGAGGCGGCGAGGGTTTCGAGGCGGGATTTTTGCTCAGGCGACACGCTTCTCGCTGCGTGTCAAAAAGCAGAACGCCCCGCCGGAGTGAGACGGCGAGGCGTTTGCGGGCTGGCGCGGGGAATCGCGCGGGTAGCGGGTTATTTCTTCTTTGGCTTTGGTGACTCTTCTTCTGGCTCGGCGATGACGACGGGGGCGTTGGCTTTTTTGGCGTGGCGCTTGAGCGTGTCACCGAGGCTGACGACGAGGGTTTCGTCGGCAGTGAACTCGCCGGCGACTTGCTTGGCTTTGAAGTCGGCGAGTTGGTCGGCCAGCGGGACGCTTGGAAGGTGCTGGACCTTCCAAGTGTCGCCGGTGCGGGTGAGTGTGAGGCCGAGGCGCATCAGGCTTAGGCGCTGACGATACGCTTGAGGGCGGCACCGTGGCCGAGGGCGAAGCCGTAGTTGACCTCGATGACACTCTTCTCGGTGTCGGTGTCTGGGTCGCCCCAGCTGCGGTATTCGATGGCGAGGCCGGTCTCTGGATCAACTGCCACTTCGTAGGCGGTGAGGTTGTTGCGGACGCCAGGGGATGGCTGCACAGGCGAGAAGGCAACCAAGATCGCCTCGGGGAGTGCGACCATACCGACGAGGTTTTGGCTGTTGCCGGGGATGAGGTTCGTGCCGATGACATCGAAGCCAGCGATCTGTGGCAGGCGGCCGTTTTGGATGGCCGATGCGCTGCCGACTGCGGCGGCGTTTTTGATGCCGGCGTCCTTGAGAAGCGCGCCTTCGTAGGCGTTGTCGAGGATCATGACGCGGCTGGATTTTGGCCACTTGGCAACATCGAGAGCGGTCTTGATGGTGATCATGTCGTCGCTGTCGAACGCGGAGGCCGCGCCGGTGTGGATCGCCGCGCCGTAGTTGGCGAGGGTGACGACGGAGAGGACATCACGGAGGATGTCTTCGGCGAGTTTGCGGCCTTTCAAGAAGCCGAGTTGCTCGGGGTTGAAATAAGGCTGGCGGGCGAGTTCGCTCGAGGTGAACGAGAGCGCTTGATACTTGCGCTTGTTGACCGTGATCTCGCGGCTGTTGATGGCGTTTGTGTCGCCGAAGGAATAGGTGCCGTTGAAGTCGCTCGTCGCGTCAGTGGCGAGAGGGTAGAACGGAACGCTGATCTTGTCGGTGCCTTGGAGTGGGACGCTGTTGAAGACAGTCGAGAAGGAGTTGAGCGGGAGAAGCGCCTCACGCAGTGCGACGAGCGCGCTGTCGAGGACGACATTCAGTTTGAGTTCGGAGCTGATGGTTGTGGCCATTTGAGTGGGTGGTTTGGTGGGTTAGGTTTTGGGTTTCGTGGATTGTGTGGGTGTCAAATCGCGGCGGTCTTCGCGTGGGCTTCGAGGGCTTTGCGGTTCGCGCGGAAGATGCGGGTTTTTTCTGCGCCGGTGGCGTTGCGCCACTGATCGTAAATGCTCGAGGGATTCGCGGTCTGATCGATTTCGGGAACGACGCGGGCGGCGGAGAGGCCGAAGGAGCGTTGCAAACGGCCGAGGTCTTCGCGGTCTTGAGCGAGTTCGCTGCGGAGGGTTTCGACTTCGCTGTTGAGGGCTTCAAATTTCGCGCGGTAGGCGCTGGCTTCAGCGAGGGCGGCGTCGCGCTCGGCGATTGCGCCGTTGAATTTGGCGAGGATCGAGTCGGCGGCAGAGACTTTGGCTTGAGGCTCAACGACCTCGGCGGGTTGCTCGGCGGCTGGTGCCTCGGGGGCTTCCTCGGCGGCGGGAGTTTCGACGACTTCGGGCGCGGAGACTTCGGCGTTTTCGCTGATGACGGTGGCCTCGACGGGCGCTTGAGCTTCGGGAGCCTCGGCGATCTCGGGCGTTTCGGTGACGGGTTTCTCGGTCATGCCCTTGGCGAAGCTGTCAAATCGTGCGCGGAGACTTTCCGGTGTGGCGGTGGCTGCGGCGGCGACGCCTTCCTCGATGGCGTCGGCGAATCCGAGGGCGACGGCTTCGACGGCATCGAGCCAGGTCTCGGCATCCATCATCTCGGCGATCTGGTCCTGCTCCATGCCGGTCTTTCGGACATAGGCGTTGACGAGGGTGGACTTCAGCTTGTCGAGGAGGTCGGCTTCTTTGCGGAGCTGGTCGGCATCGCCAGCAGAAATCGTCCACGGGTTGTGGATCATCATGAGGGCGTTGTCGGCGATGTAGACGGGCGCTCCGGCCATCGCGATCACGCTGGCCATCGAGGCCGCGAGGGCGTCGATGTGGACGGTCAACCCGCCTTTGTGGCGGCGAAGTGAGTTGTAGATGGCGGAACCTTCGATAACCGATCCACCGGGTGAATTGATCCGAAGATGGATGTGCTGGCCGTCGAGCTTGCCGAGATCGGCGAGGAATTCTTTTGAGCCTGCGCCGAAAGCACCGACCTCATCGTAGAGGTGAATTGTTGCTTCGCCGTTGTCGGATTTTTCCAGTGCATAGAATTTTTTGTTCATGGTGTTTGTTGGGTGGGTTGAGTGACTTCGTCCGCGTCCTCGTCGTCGCTTGATTCAGCGGGTTGTTGCGCGGCGAGGCCGCTGCGGAGGGAGTTCGGGAAGACCTGGGCGACATCGAGGCCGAGGGCGTCGCATTTTTCTTTGCGGCGGAGGTAGGTCTGGATCACATCTTCTTCCTCCTCCTCGGCGCGGAGGCCGAGCATGTTGAAATAGCGGGTCGGCGAGAGGTGGCCTTTATCGAGTTGTTCGCTGAAGGCGCGGGCGTCGCGGCCGCTGTCCACCGTGATCTTTTTCGGTGCGAGCCATTCGTGGCGCCACCAATCGTCACCGGGGTATTCGAGACGACCGGCCTGCATTTCGTGCCAGAGCCAATACTTGTAAAAGGGTCGGCAGAACTGATCGATGACCTGCTGCTGGAGACGCTCGAGGAAGTTCTGCGTGACTTCGAGGACGGCTCTTTGCTCGGTGCCAGCGAGGCCGACATTGACCATCATGGCCTCGGGCGGCAGGCCGACGGCGAAGGCGACATCCGAGCGGAGCGCGCGCATCACGGCTTCGTAGGTCTGGCCGGGAATGTCGTTCTTGAAGGCTTCGAGTTTTTCGCCTGGCTTGAGGCGGGGGAGGAGGATGCCGTTCGGGAGGTCGCTGGTTTGCAGGTCGCCGACTTCGTTGGTCGTGGATTTCAAGCCAGCGCCGAGGCCGATCTTGGCGACCTCGGTGCTGGTAACCATGTAGCCGATTTGCGCCCCGGCCTTATACGCGCCCTTCACGAATCCGTTGATTTCGGAGATGTCGCGGAGGTTGGAGACGGCGGAGTGAAACCACGAAACGCCGCGCGGCTGGGCGTGGCGGCGGATGTGGCGGAAGTGGAGAATGTCTTCGGCGGGAATACGGGTGCCGTTTTCGGCATTGAGGGTGTAGCTGACGGGGGCGCCGAAGCGGTCCATCGTCACGCCGTCGTGGGTCATGTCGTCCGGGTTGCCGTAGCCTGCCGAGCCGCCGATGGACTCGCCGCCGATGAAGCGCACGCGGGCGGCACCTTCCTTGGTCTTGAGAAATTGCGCGAAGAAATCGCCGTCGATGGCGACCTGGCGGAGGATGAGAGATTGCGCGGTGTAGAAATTGACCTGTGCGCCGGCATCGAATGCCCATGCCTCGGCGCAGTTCCGATCCTCAAAATACTGATCAACCTTTTTGTTCCACGCGAGGTTCGAGGTTTTGGGTTGGACGACGATGCCGGTGCCGATGGCGCGCTGGGCGAGGTGCTCGACGATGTAAGTTGCCTGCGCGGCATTGTTGTAGAGCCACCGCGAGAGTCGGAGGATTTCAAGACGGGTGTGCGCGGTGAGTTCGCGCTTCGGATCGGTGGTGGGAATCCAGATGAGGCCGCGATTCAGCGAAGGTTGAGCGGCTTCAAATGCGGCGGCTTTGGCATCTGGCTTGCGCGGGCGGCCTGCTCCGGGGCGGGTTCCTCCCCAACTTGATTTTTTGATTTTCGACGGCACGCCGAGGCGGGCGTGTCAAACGGCGGTGCCGTAGCGGGAGCGGTCGGCGATGGCGAAAAGCTGGCGGCCGTGGGTGCCTTCGCTCAGGAGTTCTTCGACGGCTTGCAGGAGGAGCCACTTGGGGAACGAGATTTGTCCGGCGCTGCTGGCGCCTTCACTGCCGAGGGATGTGATGACGACTTCCTCGGTGGCCGACGCGAATGTCGAGAGCGCGAGGGCTTCGAGTTCCGCTGTGGTTTTGGTGCGGCGGAGGAAGGATTTCACGCCGGAGATTTTGTCGAGGTCGGTCACGCCTCGGCGGGCGTGTCAAAAGGGGGATCTCCCGCAGAGGCGCGGAGACGCAGAGGGAGGATTTGCGGAATTTGGCAAATCCGTCGGCGGGATGTTTAGATTTTGCCTTAAAACTCAAGCGTGGCTTGAAGTTTGGCTACAATTTCGACTCGATGTATTTCCCGCGACTCTGGTCGCCTCGGTCGCGGTCGAGCTTTTGCCAGCTCTCCGGTTGCATGGAGACGGATCTGGTGATGGCCGTTCGGCCTTTGGAGTTTTTGTTTTTGCTGCCGGTTTTGCGGCCGGCATTTTTGCGCGGGCCGCCGTGGGTGGTGGGCTTGCTCATTTCGGGCGCGGGTAGTAGCCGGAGGGGGTGTCCACTTGGGTGAGGGTTGGATTTTTTTGCAGGATTTCGGCGGCTTGGTCTTTCGTGATGTTTTTGCTGACAACGGCTCGGGTGCCGATCTTTTGGAATTTGATTTCTGTTTTCATTTTGTAGGAACGATGAATTTTGCGACGAGTTTGCCGAGTGTCAGGGTTTGAAAAGCGGGGTCTTCGTCTTCGCCTTCCCAGTTGTAAACCTCATATTCGTGACGGGTGTTTGAGAGTCTGCCGCCATTGTCATCCCAATCCCATCGGCGAATGACTGCGAGGTCATCCCATATCGCCTGCCCTGCGCAATGTGGGTGGCCTTGATCTTCCGGTGGCGTCAGATAGGTGAGGTTTTCAATTTCGTCTTGTTCTTGCGGTGTTAGCGTTTTCATTTTTTCGAGCGGGTGGAGGTTTTGAGGTTTTGGGCGAGGAGGATTTCTTCGGATTTTTGGAGGGCGAGGGCTAGGTCTTCAAGCGTGCTTTTCAGTTCTTTGCCGAGGAGCACGAGGCAGGCCAGCGAATTGTAGAGGCTTCGGTCGTTGGTTTTCATTTTTGTCGTGGGTTGGTGGCGCGGGGATCGAACCCGCGCCGGGTGGTCATTACCAAGCCGGGCCTTTCCGGTATCCGGCTGCTTGAATGCGAACAGCGCCGTCGCCGAGATCAGTGATCTTGGCTGTGGTTGCTGTGAAGTGGCTGATCGCTTCCGCATACACTTCGATTGGGAAGGAGGCGAAAGCCTTGCTGGTGATGAAATCGATTGGAGCTTTCCAATCTGTTTGGTTGGCGCATTTGTCGAACGCTGCGCGGAGCGTTTGAAGTGGAGTGTTCATAAGGTTCATTTTGTCGTTTTGGTTTTTTGTTTTCGTCGTCGGCGTGGTGCCTTCGATCTGGAGATACAATCTCACCAACTTGATTTTTCGTCAACAACTTTTTTTCAAGAAAATGAAAATAATTTTGGTGGCTTGCGGAGCCGCTTAAAACCTAGCTCAGCGGGCGGGTTCGGGGAAAAGTTCGGGGAAAAGTTCGGGGAAAGGTTCGGGGAAAGGTTAGGACATCCCGAAGATTTTCATAAGGTCTGCAACGCCTTTTGAGTCGGTGACCGGCGGGGCTTCGTTCTCCTCTTCGCCTTCGTGTAGAGCCAAGTCCCATGTCTGATCAAAGAGTTTGCGCAGGCCGCGCGTTGACAAAGTAACATTTCCATCACGCTCGAATGCGGGATTTTTTGCGCAGTATATTTTCCAGAGTTGGGATTTTTTCACAGGTCAGTTTTTCAAAATGTGCCAGGCGACATGGCAGAGTTTCACGGCATCCATGTAGTGATCTTGCGCGACGGATTTCCAAACGAATTCTTGCCCGGTGGCGGTCTTGCGGGGGACGAGGCGCTGTCCGCTCATGCCGCGAAGGAAGTCTTCGGTGGTGTCGCGTGGGATGGCGAGCGGGGGTTTTCCATTTCGTATGCGATCAATGAAAAGTTCCGTCTTTATGGCATGGTCGACGAAGGTATACAAAACCACGCCGGGGAAGTCTTCGATGACGGTCTTGCCGATGCGAGATCCGAAGGTGGCGCCGGAGCCTTTGGCCGCGTGGAAGAATCCGCCGGAGTTCTGGCAGGCTGTGTAAACTCGGAAGGTGGCGTATCCCGAATCCAGCATGCCGCACTCGGGGCGGACCTCCTGCCCGCTCGGGGTTCGGTAAATGCGGCGGGGTGAGTCGGCCAGCAAGTCTTCGATGGTTAGCGTTGTTCCGTAGTCTAGGACAAAACTCTGGCCGGTCGTATCGAATGCAACCGTGGCCCAGTGCTGTTTGTCCTGGCCGATGTCCGCACAGGTGACGACATGCGCGGGTTCGATTGGGCAGGTGCCGCGCGTGTAATCGCCGCGCAGGGCGAGGATGTTGGCGTCGCCGATTGATGTTTCAACCTGCTCCCACGGCATGGCCATCGTGCTGTTCGTGAAATCTTGCAGGCCGTTGAGCGTGTCTTTGTCGCGGAGGAATTTCACGGCCAGCGCGCCGAAGGTGCAGGAGCGCCACGGGGCGTAAAGGCTGTTCAGGTGGAAGGATCGGAATCCGCGTTGCGCGGCAGGGTTCGTGGATTGCCAGATGCCACCTTGCAGGGCTTCGATTTTTTGTCCGTCGTTCCACTCGCCTCCGCACCGCTGGCAAATGTAGCGGGTGGACTCCTCGACGCGGGCCATGTTCCACTTGCCGTCGATCTTCGCCTCGGTGTCCCACTTGACCTGTTCCCACAAAAGCTCAATGCGGTCGTGGCAGTGCGGGCACTCGAGCATGAATTTCTCCTGGGTGCCTTTCTGGTATTCCTGCCAGATTGCGCCGTCCGGTGTGGTGGGTGTGGAGGTCTTGACGCGAAGCGCGCCGACGAAGGACTTCGTGCGGTTCTCTGCGAGGAAAAGCGCGCTGGTTTCTTGGTCGGTTTCGCGGGCAAATTTGTCCACCTCATCCATGAGGAGCAATCCGGCGGGACGGCTGGCGAGGTTCGCAGGGGAGTTGCTGCCGACGAAGACGAGCGAGCACCGCGAAAAATGCTGCTCCAAGTTTTTGAATTTGTGCCGGTCCGCGGGCTTCTGCGCGGAGAGTGTGGCGCTGTCGTCGAAGAGCGGGAGCCAGCGCGTCTCGGAGAAGCTGCGGGCGAGTCCCTCGGTTGGCATGACCCACACGACGGGCTGCGGCTTGTTGCAAATCCTCCACGCTGTGCCTGCCTGCACCATCGTCGTCTTGCCGGTTTGCGTCCCAAAGACCAGCACGAGGTCGGAAACATCGAC